TAAACCCTCTGTTCTCTGTTGTGTGTACGTTGACGATAGGAGTTTTTGGTAATTCCATTAACATTACATTATCCTCGGCTCACCATTTCTATAGCTATCTCTTTTATTTCTTCCATCAGCTAACTCTTTTAATGAAGCTAAAGCTTCATCATATCTTGTTTTACAAAAGCTAACTATATCAGGCTCACCTTTCATAAATGAATATGCTTCTAACAAAGAGCCATATAACAAAGCTGTTTCTGCATTATCCCCTAACCACGATGTTGAAGCTGTTACTATTGATGGTGGGTCATAGTAGTAATGTAATTGAACTGTGTATCCAGAGTCTGGTGTTGGAGCTATTAGAAAATTATCTCCATCAAACAAAGCGTAGTAAACAGGAAGACCTGATGTAGCTGTAGCAGGATAGGCTTCTCGTATAAAGTTTACATCTTTTGGTAACAAGAAAGAATAGTTGCTACTGCCGTCTACAACAGCAATAGAAAATACAGCTAAAAAATCTGTAGGTTTTGCTAAGAACCTGTTGCTTGATGTCAGAGATGTCGTAACATTCTTTCTTAATTCTGGAATAAGTATTGATCTATATATTCTTTCTTCTGTTTGTTTAACAAAAGTAGGAATATTACTAACAAATGTTGTTTCTGTATTATCGGTATATTCCTTTATAGAAGCCGTTAACTCTGTGTAGTTCATTTTTTATCCTTGCTCGGTGCGTATATATTATCAAAAATTTGGTTAACATCCAAGACATAATCTAAATCAGACTTAGAGTAATGTATATGTTGAGAGGGTTTAAAATCTGGTGAACCTTTTCCTGTTTCAAACCATGCAGGATGAGTAACTCTAACCCTGTTGTTAGGAAGCGCAATAATGTTACCTGTCCACGAACCTGCATCTAGTAACTCTAAAACATGACTTTGTTTGTGTTGAGCAGGATCATCTGCAATCTCGCTTCCAACATAATCCACAGTAAATAGATATTTAGCAGGAAAAAAGTTATCGTTAACTTTTGCTAACCAAGGACATGGTGTAGCCCTGTCCATAACATACACTGCGTGGTCAAGGGAGGAACAATCCCACGGCTGTGCATAGTGGACAGGCATGGGTTCTGCCCACTCCTCTACTGGAGTATCTGCTACTAAAGCCGTAATTGGCATTCTAGCCCACATTGCTCCACCATGTACGTTTTCTTCTTCTGCCTCATCTGCCTCACATCCACTAAATATTATCTGAAAACTTAAACACCTATTAGGCATTGTTGTTACAGCTATTGCCATTCCATGTAAAAACTCGCCATGATATTTCTCATGGTTGCAAGTATATTCTCTCCTTACCCAACATTTAAAATGGGGTATATTGCTTTGCAAATAAGCCATATTAACTTGTTGTTACCGATACAATACCAACCTGACCAAACATTGTATCTATTTTAGCATCAAAATCATCAAATCTAGGCACTCCAACATGAATTTCTAATGGCTCTGTTGCATCGGGTCTTGCGTCTCTTATAGACTGAGGATCGTCACTTTTAACTCTCCCAACAAAGTTTTGAGGGTGATCACCGTCAGCAACGTCTCTTCCTACCCTTAATCCATTTTTTTTTCCGTTAGTAAACTCATACACAAGTTCTGCTATTGGATATCTAAAACCTGTTCTATCACAAATTCCAAAAGAATATTTTCCTTTTGCATAAGTCATTAGGCACTCGTGTAAAATGTATTATATGGAACAAACTTAATAGAAGCTGTTTCTGTATCTTCTCCTGCGGCTAATTCAAATTGAAACTCATATTCTTGCTTTAAAGCTTGAACTCTGTTTGCTACTTCTGGTTTTTTCATTGCTATATAGTAAGCCATACCTGCAACTAAACATGGCACAAATCTAGGAGGAACATAACTTGTTGTTGTTCCTGCTATTCCAGACGATATGCTATCTATACCTTTTAACCTAAAATAAGCTAATGTGTACGTTGTGTCTGGAACAGGATGCAATGTTACTGTTGTTGATCCTGAAAGTCTTTGTACAAATATCTGTGTAGGCTTTGCTTGTGTATTTTTGTTAGATTTCTGAGCGTATGTCGATACGCTTATTCTAGAAAGATTTGTATCAAGCTGTGACGTTCCTGTGCCTGTTCTAATTGTATGTTCTATAATGTCTATTGTGTCTGTTGGCATAGTGTATGTTGCTGTACCTGCCGATAAAGAAAGAGTTCCTGAGTCTATAGTAAAAAGATTTATTCCTCTGTTTTGCCACTCTAATGTAAGTATATTTAAACTTCTTCTGGCTGTCTTTAAATCGTAACCAGATCGCATTTCTAGACCTGCTCTTTCAAACGCTTCTTCAAATAATTCTGGTAAATCTGGTGTTACAACTGCCATTTTATCTCCCTAAAAGTTATATGTAACTTTTTTCACATTATATATTAATCTTCTTTTTTATCAATCACTAATGGTTTGCAGTAAGCTGAATAGTTTCTAGTCTTACCTGCTGTAGACAAATTAACTATATCTTCATACCATTTGCATTTTGAATAACTAGAATATCTTATTTCTCCCTCTGGTTCTGTATTGTTCATTATAACTAAAATAAATATTAATGTTTTCATTTAAAACTATCATTTAAAGAGTCTACTACGCTGTCTATATTAGGTTCTTTGCCGTTTGGGTCATACTTGCATTGAAACTCTACTGGACACTGCCCCTCAACAACTAAAGTATAAGTATTGTTTGCTCCCTTATATAAACACACTTGCTGTCCATTCTTTGCTTGTTTTCTTTTATATCTTCTACACGTTACATACTTTGGGTCTTCTCTTATTCCTCTTCTTTTTTCCTGTTCCCATGTCCAATCACTAAATTTTTTAAGAAAACAGGTAAAACATTGTTTAATATTTTCTGATTTAGCTAAGTATATTACTTCTCCATCAGTGCATAACCATTCGAAAGTATATTGCCCTCCATCTTTTCTAACACAATTACCACCAACCTCTGTCGAAGCCCATGAGGGAGTAAACAAATAAACCGAGAATAACAGTTCCAACAGCCAAGGTAACAGTAAGAGCAATCCACCCAATAACTTTTTCTCTAAATATTTTTCTGTCATAGATTTCTTTTTGCCTTCTTTTACGGATTTGACCTTCCATTTGAAGCAACTCTTCCCAGGCTTTACTTCCATGAGTAAACATCAAAAATTGTTTTAATTCATATCTTTGCTCTTCTAATTTTTTTTTTGCTGTAAAAGATTCAATAGCTTCTTGTTCAATGCTACCACCACCGAATAGTTTACGAACCATTGTAGGGTTCTTTGCAGACTTGTGAGCAGCGTCAACATCACTAACAGCACCCATCCAACGAGATAGGTCTTGCGACATGGCTTCTAAATCTTTCCCTGCCGCAAAAGCCCTTTTAATTCCGTTAAAAGCCGTGCTTGCCGTTGTAACGGCAGCCGAAATAGTTATTGGATCAAACATTTTTTTCTAAGCGAAAAAAACCGTCATCATGTCTGCATTATCTACCGTATAGCTAACACTTAATCCACTAGCAAACATTACTCCATTTTGAGGAATAGTTCTGTCTACTGTTTCATTTGCTGTGCCTACCGTTCTTGACTTCATCAATGTTGAGCCACTTTCTGGCGTTCCATTGATAAACGATATTGTACCTGCTGTACCACCTGAAGTTATTGAAAAACCTTTTAGTCTTGTTCTTCCTCCAAATACAGCTTGAGCGCACAACGAACCTGAACCAACTGTAATGTTAGCGGCATATTTAGCCGAACACTCTACAGCACTAACTGTTAAAAATAGTTTAGCCCCTGCTACCGTTTCTGCTGAACCAGTTGATGTAATAACTTCTGTCATAGCGTCACCAAAAACATCAGTACCTGTTATAGTACAAGTCTTTGCGTTGTCGCTTGTTCCAGTTGTTGTTACAGTTACATTTCTAGCAGTACCATTTGCATGGGTAGTATTAGCCATAGTTGCTGACGTATCAGGTCTAGCCGCAGTTACTAAACGATTAGCACTTGCGGCATTTTCATCACTGATCGTAATAACATTTACGTCTGTAATAAGTGACATAAGATTACCCCCATAAATTAACCGTTAGCGTAGTCGAAAGCTGCCCCGTGTATCTTAATCATAATTTTACCTGCTGTGTACGCTGCTTCCGTAGCATCACCTGAAGTTAAATAAAGATACTTTTTAGTAAGAGCAGATAGTGTTGTTCCTCCATCTGCCTCATTATGAAGACCTAATGTTAAATCACCATTGTTAAACAGCACTGTACCACTTGTTACAGCCGCATTTTCTGCTGTTGTTCCTGTTGCAGAACACACTAGGTTAATATCTGGATCACCACCTGTTGGAACTTCTAGACACATAAACTCTACTAAATAGGGTATGCCGTTTACAGCACTTGTAAGTTCAGCGATATAGGCATTTGCTGCCCCACCGTCTGTACCAATAACATCATCGGCTGTACCACCTGATGCTAGACCACCATGTAAATCAATCAATATTGTGGTTATAATATCACCACCAATTTTATTTATGAATGTGTTAATAGCGGCATCTGCAATACCAGAACCGTGAGCATTTGGAGTTACGTTAAATATTGTGGCTGCAGTTCCAAGACTAGCATTGTTTGATCCAACAGTTGTACCTGCTGCCACAATGTTGTCTCTACCTGAAGTCGCTACTTTTTGTACTTCTAGAACACCACCACTTGATGCAACAATCTGTTCTGTAATAGCTCCAGTTGTTGCGCTTTGAGAAACGGTTTTAAGACCGTTCTTAGAACGGACTGCACCTGAAAAAGTTGTATTAGCCATGTAATTCTCCTTGTCTTGGCTATTGTCAGCTTACGCTGTCAAGGTGAAAATTAAAGGGGGCATCCATGAACTAATGCCCCCCTACGTTTGCTAGTTAAGCGGCTCCTGTTGAACCGTAAATTCCAAGTGGATCAGATACACCGAAAGAGTATCTCTCTCTTGCTTTGTATCTTACGTTTCCAGTATTGAAATCTCCGTCCATACCAGTTGCCATAGGAGTTCTAACGAAATGCTTTAATCCGTTAGGAACGTCTGTCATTATAAAGAAAGCATCGCTATCTGT